TCTATTACTGCTTCTAACGTAATCCAAGAACTTGGAGCTACCGCAGATTTAATTCCTTCTGCTGTATATGGAAAAGAAGATTTGACTATCTATGTCGCTTCTAATATATATAGAGCTTATGTAAGAGCTTTAGGCGGATTTGCTTCTAACATCGGTGCTGCGGGTACAGATGCTAAAGGTACTCAATGGTTCAATGGAGGTGCTTTGACATTTGATGGTATCAACGTAGAGTTGGCACAAGGATTGGCAAGTAACAAAATGGTTGCTGCTGAAAAGTCTAACTTGTTCTTCGGAACTGGACTTCTATCTGACATCAATGAGGTTAAAGTTATCGACATGGCTGATATTGATGGTTCTCAAAACGTAAGAGTCGTAATGAGATTTACCGCAGGTATCCAACACGCTATCGGTGGCGATATCGTACTTTACTCTATCTAATAGATAATTAACCAAGAAACAGGGGTGGGTGAGCCGAGTGCCTACCTACCCTTTTTTCATTAAAAAAAATATAAGAAATGGCTTGTGATTTAACTGGTGGAAGAGCTAAACCTTGTAAAGATGCTGTAGGAGGTATAAGACAGATTCATTTCGTAGACTTCGGAGACTTAGGAGCTGTAACTCTTGGTTCTAATGATGAAGTTACCGACATGGCAGGTACTTTTACTTACTATACATACGATGTAAAGGGGAATTCTTCCTTAGAAACGAACATCACGACTTCCTTGGAGAATGGTACTACATTCTTTGAGCAAGTAGTGAATTTAACACTCCACAAACTAACCAAGGAGGATAATAAGGAACTTAAATTAATGGCTTTTGGCAGACCCCATGTGTTTGTTGAAACTTTTGATGGAAGTGTTATTCTTGTTGGTAGAGAGCATGGAGCTGAGGTAACTGGAGGTACTATGGTAACTGGTACTGCAATGGGAGACCTACAGGGATATACTTTGACCCTAACTGCAAACGAGGTTACTATGCCTAACTTTGTAGATGGTGCTACTGCTGCTGACCCATTCGCAGGAATGTCAAGTGCTACAGACACTCCAGGAACGCAAAGAACACCGTAAGAACACTTACAGATGGTGTCAATAAGAGAGGGCTTTATGCCCTCTTTTTTATTGTACAAAACAAAATCGTACTTTTATGTTACTTTAGTATGGAGATTCTAACAACTTCGACATCAAATCAATCACTTACGATTGTTCCTAGAGTAGATGCCAGTACACCAGCTTTATCCTTAACAGATAAATCTACAAGAACTACATCTGCGGTGAGCGTCTCAAAGACCTCACAAGGCGATTACATGGTGCTTACAGGCACTTTCTCTCTCAAGGAGGGCAATCAATATACCTTTAGGGTAAAAGATGGCTCTACGGAGATATATAGAGGTTTAATATTCTGTACTGACCAAAGTAATTTAGATAAATACTTTGCCAATAGTGGAGAGTATGTAGAAGAAAGTAGTTATGATAATGACTTCGTGATAATATAATGAGTAAGAACAAATCAATTAAGATGGCAAGAAATAGAGCCAATGTCAATTCGATAGTAAAAAAGGTAGAGCAGTCCATCCATGTTATTGGATTATCTTCCTACACCAGACCAGAAGTTAGTGAAGTTGGAAAGAATGATTGGGTGGAATATGGAGATGAGAATGATTACTTTGACTATCTTATAGATAGATACAACGGTTCTCCTACAAACAACGCTGCCATCAATGGCATATCTGAGATGATATACGGAAAGGGATTGGATGCTACAGATAGCAAAGAGAATCCCACTGAGTATGCTGAGATGAAACAACTATTCAGGAAAGACTGTATGAAGAAGGTCTGCTACGATTACAAGATGATGGGTCAGGCTGCTGTGCAAGTAATCTATAGTAAGGATAGAAGTAAGATTGTTCAAGTAGAACATATGCCGATTGAAACATTGAGAGCTGAGAAGGTTAGCAGTAATGGAGAAATAAAAGGATACTACTATTCATCTGATTGGGTAAACATCAAGCCAAGTGATAAACCTAAAAGAATCCCTGCTTTTGGCACTTCAAATCAAGGAATAGAAATTCTATATATCAGACCTTATAGAGCAGGATTTTATTATTACTCTCCTGTAGATTATCAAGGAGGTTTACAGTATGCAGAGCTTGAAGAAGAAATAGCAAATTACCATATCAATAATATACAGAATGGTCTTGCACCTTCGATGCTTATCAACTTCAATAATGGAGTGCCAGATAAGGAGCAGAGGGATGAAATCGAAAGAGCCATCTACAATAAGTTTAGCGGCAGCTCTAATGCAGGTAAGTTTATACTTGCCTTTAACGACAGTAAAGAATTAGCAGCTACTATAGAACCAGTACAACTTACAGATGCCCATCAACAATACCAGTTCCTTTCTGATGAATCCATGAAGAAAGTCATGGTGTCCCATAGAATTGTATCTCCAATGCTTGTAGGGATAAAAGACCAAACAGGACTTGGTAACAACGCAGAGGAATTGCAGACTGCATCTGTCTTGATGGATAACACTGTTATTAGACCAATGCAGGTTACTATACTTGATGAATTAGAAAAGATATTAGAATATAATAATATAGATTTAGATGTCTATTTTAAGACCCTACAACCGCTTGAATTTACCGATTTGACCAACGCTATCACTGAGTCTGAGATAGAGAAGGAAACAGGGATTAAAAGCGATTCTAAGGAGGAAGAAGTTGAACCCCAAACATCAGAAGAATAATGGCAACAGCTTTATTTATAAAACGTCAAGATTTAGTAAAGAATACTGCACTTAACGGAAATGTCGATACTGACAAGTTTATTCAGTTCATCAAACTCGCACAAGAGATTCATGTGAGAAATTATCTTGGCACTGACTTGTATGATAAAATAAGCAGTGATATTATTGCGGATTCCTTGGCAGGGGATTATCTGAGTTTAGTAAACGACTATATTCAACCAATGTTAATTCACTTCGCCATGGCGGAATATCTTCCGTTTGCAGCTTATACAGTTGCTAATGGCGGAGTCTACAAACATACAAGTGAGAACAGTCAGTTAGCAGAGAAAACTGAAATAGACCAGTTAATCGCAAAGGAGAGGGATTATGCGGAATACTACACCAATAGGTTTATTGAGTACATGAGCTTCAATGCTCAATCTAAATTCCCTGAGTATTATAGTAATAATAATGAGGATATTTATCCTGACAAGGATGTGCTTTTTAACGGATGGCAATTATAGAAATGGGATATAAAAAAAAGAAGAAGAAGAAAACGAGTTACAAACCTAAAAAAGAAAACGAAATCAAACTAAGTAGTTATCTTGTAAAAGAGAAAGAATGAATTTTGGATTTATCTATAGATATTCTTGGTTTGGAGCAGCTAACGAGGATAACAATTCAGGATGGGGTTTAATATACCCACTCCTTGCAGGAGGAAGTTTCATATTGACAAGTATAACAAGTATATTTACAGACACACTAAGAATAACAACAGACAAAATTAAATTTTAAATGGCACAACAAGATATAACAATCGGAACAGCAAATGCAGGAAATGGAGATACTCTGTTTGATGCGTTCACTAAAGTACAAGATAACTTCACAGATTTGTATGGCTCTGCAAGTGGGTTAGTTGTTTCTAATGAGGGTAATAATAGGGTTATAACATCTTCTGGAAGTGGCACTGGAGAGGCGGAAACAAATCTAACATTTGATGGCACAAATTTAGTAGCAGGTGGGGATGGGAGTAGTGGTGGAGTTACTGTAACCGATGGTCAAATTGATATTAGAACAGGCACAGGTAGTGTTGCCAAAATGAAGTTCTATTGTGAATCAAGTAATGCCCATGCACAAACTCTACAAGCACAGCCACATTCAGCAGCAAGTAGTGCTGTTTTGACTCTCCCTGCTAATACTGGAACTCTTGTTGGAACAGGTGATGTAGACACAATTTCATACACTATGTTGGGTGCTGAATTTACTACAACAGATGCTATAACTACGGAATTAGATTTTTCTGGTCATCAAGTCTTTACTAAAACCATGGCGGGAGATACCACATTCACTTTTGCAAATGCTAATATAGGCATGGTAAAGGATTTTATTTTACAGGGTAACTACACACCTACTTTTCCTTCAGGAACTAAAACGGTATCTGGAACATATAGTACAACCGCAGCTAATCTTATTCAGATTGTAGCCATATCGAGTGGCGATTACTGGATGTCAATATCACAAGCACAATAATATGAAAGCTCAAGTAACTAATACAGGGATTTACACCCACAGAATATTGCCCGATACTTTCAATGGAAAGAACGGTCTCATGTTGAATTTTAGAAATGCATCTAAAGAAGTGCTAGAATCAGAAGGTTTCTATGATGTCGTAAAGCCAAGCTTTGACCCACAGATTCAAACTAAAGGTGGTCTATACTTTGACGAAGATAAGAAGATAGTAACCTATGATGTTACTGATATAGACTTTAGTCAAGACATGGATATTATCGGAGAAGATGGAGAGCCAACAGGCGAAACAGAAAAGAGATATAAGATAGCCGACATCAAAGCAAGTAAGTTATCTGAGATTAAGTCTAAGGCAGGTAAGTTACTACAGCCTACTGACTGGCAAGTTATAAGAAAAGCAGAGAGGGATATAGATATTGATGCCGATGTTGCAACAGAAAGAGCAGGAATACTTACAGAAGCCGATAGGTTAGAAGCTGAAGTAAATGCTAAGAAGTCTTACAAGACTGCATTGCAATACAAAGTACAATTTTTCCCATCTGATGAAATAGAATAATATGGCTTTAGGCAAAAGACTAATAAATACAGGTGCGGCTGCTGCTGCGGCTTGTAATACTGATTCAGTACAAGCATTTGGTGCAGATTCTGCATATAGTAGCAACATAGCTTTATATGAGTTTAACGGTGATGCAAATGACACAACAACAACCTATGATGGGACTGAAAGTGGCTCAGGAAGTCCAACTTATGTTACGGGAAAATTTGGTCAAGCTATTTCTTTTAACAATGACTATCAGTTTGTAGATACAGGAATTACTCCTAGCGTTTTAGGTAATTCATTTTCTTTTTCGGCTTGGGTTTATTTTACATCAAATCCAAGTGGAGGTGATTACTATGGAATAGCAGGGGCTTACGCAGCAGGTTCTGGAGGGGCAGGTGCAGGACAACCTCAGTCTTGGATTTTTTATATGACGGATGGAGGTGCATTAACATTTTTTAGCAATTTGACTTCAGGGAGTGTAAGTTTTTCAGGAGGAACAATTTCTCTTAATCAATGGAATTTTATTGCTTTTTCAGTTGACGACCAAAACGAAATAATTGTCTATTTAAATGGTGTACAAACAACACAGTCTGTTAGCAATTCTTTAAATGCAAATACAGTCGCATTATGTTTAGGAAACCCAGCACCATATAACTCAAGTAGAGGGATGATTGGCTTAATGGATGAAGCTCGTGTCTTTGACAAAGCATTAAGTGTGGATGATATTGCAACGCTTTACGCTGAAACTTCATCTACTGCATCTAATACCAATCCATTTAGCGAAGGTGCAGGTGTAGCTTTATATTCGTTAGACTACGATGCTTCTGAAGCAAGTGGATATTACGATGGCACACCTTCCAACGTTGATTTCGGAGTAGATGGACAGATAAACTATGGTGCAAGATTTAATGGGAGTAGTAGTATTATAAATGATGTTTTAAGTGGATTTACTTATGATAACAAAAATATTACTTTTTCTGCTTGGATAAAATCAAGTAAAACAACATCGGGAAATAATGTAATAATAGGCCAAGGAATTTCTAATGCTGATGGAGGTTGGGGTATTGCAACAGGATATGCTGCGGCACAGAAGTTAAGTTTTTCTATTGCAAAGCCCGGAGTACAAAGTGTAATAGGTTCTGTTACTATGAATACAGGAAATTGGCAGCATATAGTTGTAGTTGTTGATTTTGCGGATATTGGTAGTGGCGGAACAAGTGCAGTTAAAATGTATGTAGATGGAGTAGAAGATACAGGTCTTACAGGAAATCTAACACAAAATTTTGATGAGTCTTCTTTTAATACTGCAATAGGTGGCACTTTTGCAGGAAGTAACGCAAGATTTTTCGATGGCTCAATAGACCAAGTAAGAATATTCTCTAAAGCGTTAAACCAAACAGAGGTTGATACACTTTACGCTGAAACTGCTTGTGTATATACTGCAACTACAACTGATAATGATTATCCTACTACAAACCTTGCGTATTACAAATTAGACAATTCAGCAGAGGATGAAAAAGGTAGCTACGATGGTACTGAATCAAATATAGAATACAGGTTTGGGCGGTATGGTCAAGCTGCGGTGTTTAATGGGAGTAGTAGT